CCCTGCCCTGACACGCAAGGTGGCGAAAAACAGACAGACCGACCGACAACGACCGGTGGTTTAGGGAGAAAATGATGAATGAGTTTACCGCTGTATTTGCGCTTATAAGCATTGGCTTGGGTATGCTTGCGTCGATGCTGATTAACTGGTGGGTTGAACGGTCGTACAAGCGCCGTGCCGAATGGGAAGCCGCGAATGAGTGGCGGCTGGATACTGTCACTACCACCACCACGCATGATGAAGATGTGCCCGACGAGGCGCTTGAGCAATACGTTGTTATTCATATGGTTGATACCGGTGATGCAATTCGTCTGTTCGAGTTTCAGGATGCCGTAGCCTACAAAGTAAATAGCGGCTATGTTCCGTGTGGTGGCATTGTCTTCAGCGGCGAGTATATGTATCAGGCCGTTTATTTGCCGGTGGCTTAGGGAGAAAGCGAGATGATAGACGAATCAAAGGCAACGTGGAAGCTGTACGAGTTGCTAGAGATATTGCGGGCGCAGTGGTTCGATGAGTTGCTACTGGCAAGCAAAATCAACGATGACGGCTCCGTTACAGTACCAGCCGCATGGGCAGTTGAGGCGTTGCGTTCTGTAGCGCGTAGGCAAGTCCCGCGCACAGACAGGCCAGTCAACGACAGGGTTGAGCAGTACATGATGGGGCTGCGCGTTTTCGAGTGGCTTGAGCCGTGGCAGTGGGTTACCAGCGGCGACGAGGAAGAATGACACAATACAAAATAACAGTGACCACGACGATAGACGACACGGCGCAGCGATTCAGCGCAGCCGAGGCGGTGAAAGATGAGCTAACGCGCTTCGCTATCTGGCATCGCGTGGCGTTCGCTGACAAGATGACGGTGCAGGTTGAGGCGCTGGGGGCCGATGAACAATCCGAAGATGACAGAGCAGACCCGACTAGCGATTGAGCACGTGCTGCTATCCGGCTGGGTGCTGGTGTTTGAACCTGGCAACGGCCCGGAACGCAAGCATCCGCGCTTTGTCGTGATGACAGCGACGGGCGACGTGGTGGCCTCTGCCAAGACGCAAGAGCAGGCCGTGTTCAAAGCGTGGATGGGCTACATCTTCACCGACGCTTAAGTAAGGGCGCGGGTTGTGTTAAAATGGGAAGAGAATATATGAGCGAGAAACCAACGATAGCGAATGCCCTGTCTGATTTGCCGCATGTGTCTATTCTGGCACTGGAGCCGTTTCAGGGCGGGTTGAAAGAACTGACGGCGCGGGAATACGGCAAGCTAAAGAAGTCGCTGCTGGAGAATGGCGTGATTGTGCCGTTCTTCGTGTGGGCTGAAACGGGCAAGCTGCTAGACGGCCACCAGCGCCGCCGCGTCTTCGAGAGCGAGGGCTGGCAGATGGATGTGCCGGTCGTGTATATCAGCGCTGAGAACGAACAGGATGCAAAACGCAAGCTGCTGGTTATAAGTTCGCAATACGGCAAGGTGACGCAAGAGGGCTTTGACGAATTCACGTTCGACCTTGACGGCGACTGGATTCTGGGCACGGCGAACTTCGACGCGCTGCCGTTTGTGTTTGATGGGCTGGCCGATGAGCCGGAACCGGAAGACGCAGAGCCGCAGATCAACCGCGCCGACGAACTACAGCAGGAATGGGGCACGGAGTTGGGGCAGTTGTGGCGGCTGCCGTCACGCACCGAGGGGCAGGAGCACCGGCTGATTTGTGGCGACTGCACGGATGCGGCGGTGGTGGAGCGGGTGATGGGAGGCGAGAAGGCGGAGATGGTATGGACAGACCCGCCGTATGGCGTGGCTGTTGGCGACAAAAATAAATATCTCAATTCGATTGCTCGGAGCAATCGAGTTGAGGAAAACTTACAAAACGACACGCTTGGTGAGCCTGAACTGCTCGAAATGCTGCGCGGGGCGTTCGGCCGTGCAAAGGACAACTGCACCGCCGGGGCCGCGTGGCATGTAGCGGCCCCGGCGGTGCCGCTACATGTGCTGTTTGGGCAACTGCTTAAGGATATGGGGGTCTGGCGGCAGACAATACAATGGGTCAAGAACAACGCGACATTTTCTCCGTTGGGGGTTGATTATCATTGGCGGGCGGAGCCAATATTTTATGGATGGCTACCGAATGGGGCGCATCGTTATTATGGCGGGAGAAAACAGACAACGGTATGGGAAATAGATCGACCGTCTAAGTCACCAGAACACCCGACGATGAAGCCCGTAGAATTGGTGCAGCGTGCGGTGGCGAATCATACGCTTGAGTCAGATATAGTGCTCGATTCTTTCTCCGGTTCCGGCACGACCCTGATCGCCGCCGAGAACCTTTCCCGTCAATGCCGCGCCGTTGAAATCAGCCCGGCATATGTCGCCGTGGCGTTGCAGCGGTATAGGGACGCCTTCGGGATTGAGCCAGAATTGATCCAATAAATCCAAGAATGAGTAAGCGACGGTACAAGGCGCAGGATTTTATAGACGCAATCCCCGGCAGTGGTGGCATCATAGCGACTATTGCCAAGCGGGTGGAGTGTGATTGGACTACTGCCAAGATATGGATCACGGAGAAGCCGACCGTGGCCCAAGCCTACGCCGACGAATGCGAGGCCGTGAGCGACATGGCCGAGAGCGTGCTACTGAAACGCATCCAAGAGGGTGACGACGCGACGGCCAAATGGTGGCTATCACGCATCCGGCGCGGCAAGTTCTCAGAGCGCACCGAGGTGACGGGGCCGGATGGGGCAAGCCTTACGGTTAATCTTACGTGGGGGGATAATGCCGACGCTTGACGTAACATTGCCAGCCCTGCACGATTCGCAGCAGGCCGTTGCTGACAGCGCGGCGCGTTTCCGCGTGCTGGCCTGTGGGCGGCGATGGGGCAAGACGCGGCTTGGCTCTGCGCTTTGTTTGGAGACTGCCCTACACGGCGGCCGGGCGTGGTGGGTTGCGCCGTCTTATCCCGTGGCGACGGTCGGATGGCGGCTGGTGCATCGGCTTGGCAGTCAGATACCAGGTGCGAATATCCGGCTATCTGAGCGCCTTATTGAACTGCCAACGGGCGGGGAAGTGCGCGTGCGTAGTGCCGACAATCCCGACAGCCTGCGCGGTGAAGGGCTTGACCTGGCCGTGCTAGACGAATGCGCGTTCATCAAGGAAGCGGCATGGAATGAGGCCATCAGGCCCGCGCTATCCGACCGGCAGGGGCGGGCCGTGTTCATATCCACGCCAAAGGGCCGCAACTGGTTCTGGCGTGCGTTTCAGACGGGCATGGATGACCAGTCGGGCGAATGGCAGTCGTGGCACTTGCCGACCGCTGACAGCCCGTATATTGACGCGGGCGAGATTGAAGCGGCGCGGAAGTCACTGCCTGAGCGCATCTTCAGGCAGGAATATTTAGCCGAGTTCCTGGAAGACGCGGGCGGCGTGTTCCGGCGCGTGATGGACGCGGCCACGGCCACGCCACAGGAAGCGGCGATTGATGGGCATGATTACGTATTCGGCGTGGACTGGGGCAGGCAGAACGATTTCACGGCCATAGCCGTTATTGACCTGGACACGCTAGAATGCGTCTATTTAGACCGTTTCACGCAGATTGATTACGCTGTACAGATAGGCAGATTAAATGCGCTGGTAAGCAAATTTAGGCCGGTACAGATAGTGGCAGAGACTAACTCTATGGGCGGGCCGTTGGTGGAGCAGCTTCAAATGCTGGACTTGCCCATGCGCCCGTTCAATACCACGAACGCCACGAAGGAAGCGGCGATCCGGCAGCTAGAATCAGCATTCGAGAACGGCTCAATTAAGATTATCCCCGACATGGTGATGGTCGGTGAATTGCAGGCATACGAGCAGACCAAGACGGCCACGGGCAAGTGGACATTCTCCGCGCCTGACGGTATGCACGATGACACAGTGATGGCGCTGGCGCTGGCGTGGGATGCGGCAACGAACGCCGGCCCGCTGATTATTTGGTAGGGGTGATGGATGGAAACTTACGGGGTTGATTACGGGGATTTGAAGCCGGGCCTATACTTGCAGCGCGGCGGGGCAATCAAGGCCATCGACGTGGCCGACAGCGGCGCGGAGTTCAACTGGCTTGCTATGCTGGGCTTTGATGAGCAAGTGCCGGTTGATGAG